GCATCTGCCCCGTGGGAATAATGGTCGTGCAATGGGTTGCGGCTGAATTGCCCTGTGTCTGGGTCAACCTCATACCTGTAATGTCTTAGGCAAGCCAACCCATCGGCGGTATGTTCGCGGTCAAAGTAACAGTTCGGGAATATCGTCCTGGCGGCGTTGATGGAGTCCAGAATCGGCACTCTAGGCAAGATGGTGGTCTTGTATCCTGCCGCCCTCACAATGTCATCAATTGACCGCCCAGCCGCCGCCAAAGTCTTGTTTTCAGCGTCATGGGGTAACCAAACGGTATCGTAGACATAACCATATGTCTGCATGGTCGCCAAGTAATAGCTGATGGTTTTCTGGGCATCCTCAATGTATCGGATTAGCCTTGTCTCCATGCCCACAAATTGGAGAAACCAGATGGCAGTGCTATCTGACCAACCCAAGTCAAACACCGCATGAACAGGTTTGGTTGCGTCATAAGGCACTTTGGTAATGCGCCCATCCTTCTCGGCCTGTTGCATTTCCTTGGCAAAGATTGCCCCATCCACAGTTTGGCGGCATAGACCTTCCCAAACTTGGTTGTAGGCTTCCTCGTCCCTTTGCTTTAGCGAGTCTTTTTCTAGGCGCAGGGTTTCGGGAAACCACGGGTTGTCACTCCAGTTCACCCGCATGGTGATGCAATCCTCTGGGGGGTTTGCCACAAACCGTTGATAGGTTTCGTCTGTTTCCAACTCAGGATTGAACGAAATCCATATCTCTGACCCGCCCTTTCGGATGGTTGGAATTAGGATGTTCCACGATAAACGGCTTGTGGTCTGGGCTTCTTCAACCCAGCAAATATCAACGCCTTCGTAGGATTTGATGTTGCTAACGTTGTTCTTTAGGCCCACAAAGCTGAATTCTGTGCCGTTGCGTCCCCTGATGCTGGCCTGGGTGATTTCATAAAACCCCAGCAATCCAAGGCTTTCGATCTGGTCACACAGCAACTTATGAACTGAATCCCTGATGCTGGTCTGGAATTCTCGGGCGCACAAGATGCGGATGGGGTTCTTTGCCCCCAAGATAAGCAATGCCCTAGCTATCCCCCAAGACTTTGCCCCGCCTCGCCCACCGTATAGAACTTTGTAGCGGGATTTCTGAAACAACCCTTGCAGCTTGACAGGGAATTCTGCCTTTGCAATGGCATCTTGTACATCAGTCATTCGGGCTTGATGAATGTGACTTGAATCCCACCCAGCAATGGCGACCCATCAGCGTTTTCAATGGTCGTTGCCTGTATTGCCTTGCCGTCCATCCTGTCGATGATTTCTTTAATGGCCCAAGGTTCACCCGCTTCGGCTTGGCTTACCAACTGTTCGGCAATCCCCCTAAGTCGGTGCGGTTCGGTGGTCAAAACAAGGCGCAACTTGTCGTAAAACAGTCTGCCCTTTGCAGCGTTCTGGTTTCCTTGTGGTGCAGCCATTGATTTAACCTGTAAGTCTTTGTGATTAAATCACTTTTTCTTTTTTGATGGGGCTTTCTTTCCCGCATCTTTCATGGCTTCCCGCTGTACTGAATAGCCAATAGCCACCGCTTGTTTGGGTGGCTTGCCAGCGGCGATCTCTGCCTTAATGTTAGCCTTGAGCGCCTTGGGGGTCATTGATGCTATCAGCGGCATTTGCCTTCTCCTTGGATTCTTGGGCCAGCTTATCTTGTAAGGCTTGCTTCAACTCAGTGTTTTCCCTAAAAAGGGCAGCGGCTTGCGCCATAGCGGAATCCCGCTGCCCCTCTAGCATCTCAACCAGAAGTTGTATCTCAGGGTTTGGATGCTTCAACATTTACGCTGCGCTCGAACACATCAGGTAGTAAGGCGTACCGTCTGATGCCACAACTTTCAAAGTCTTGGCAATGGTGGCAGTGCTTGTTACAAACAAAGCTGCGGGAATGTTGAACAAGTTGGGAACCGTACCCGTGCCGCTGTTGGTGAAACGAATGAATGATGTATTCGTCCAAGTACCGCCAGATGCAAAATTGGAATCGGCTTGAATAGCCGCCAACGTGCCGCCTGGGTTGGTGGATGTACCGCCCAAGGTAGCCCGTAAAGCATTGCCAGCGCCAGAAATAGTGCCAGCGCCATTAACACTCAAACTCAGGTGTGCGCCATTGATCGTCCCACCAGTGGCAGCACCTGCGCCCGTCACAACGCTGAACGCTCGGATGGTTTCACCGCTACCAGTGCTGCTAAACGTCAAACGCTGGTAAGTCAGTCGGGTGTCGCCACTTGCGGCGCTGGTCGTGGCATATGCCCCGTTGATGATGCCGCTGGTTGTTACAGCTACTGGGACAGTTGCATTACCAACTTGAACTGAAACGAACTCTGGGTCTGCGTATGCAACGCCTGTCGCGATTGAATTTGCCATGATATTTCCTTTATTTCTTCCAAAAGGGTTAACAATTCCAGTTTTTTAAGCTGGCCTTAGCCCGTTCTGCTGGGCCTTTAGAGTGTTTTACCACCCCCTCCATCCTAGCGCAAAAACTGGCTTTTCGTCCAGCATCTGCCTTGGTCTTGGGGTTTGGGGCTGGTGGCTTGAGGTTTGAATTGTTTTTGGCGTTGTACTCTGCACGGCCTTTAGCGGTCATTCCCGCACCTTTTTCGGTGGGGTTATATGTTTTCCCCTTGCCCGTGGTCTTGTGGGGGATGGGCTTGTCGTGCTTTGCCATGATTACTTCTTTTTGGCGGTTTTGGCTGATTCTTTGAATGCTTGGGCAGTTGGTGCGCCCTTTGCCCCTGGCGACCTCATGCGCTCGGGCGTTTTACCCGCCGCCTTTTGGCGTTCTATGCGTTCTTGTTTAGCGTGAATGTTGGCGTAAAGCCCAGGTTTTGCCATTTTTAAGCCTCCACAACGGCGCAAATGTCCGCTTCTTGAATAATTTGATAATCCTGCCCATCAATTTTATGGGTGGGCCACTTTAAGTAATCCCCATTCCCATACTTGATGAAGTCACCAGCTTGTACACCCTCAACCTCTGGGCCAACTGCCACAACCGTTCCCTCGTTAAAGGGTTCTTTGTTGTCAATGTAGATTATGTCGGAGATGTGCCGCACCTGGGGGCGCACAATTACCCTGTCAAACAGAGGCTTTAGCATGGCTTTTCCTCTCGTATTTGCGCTTTGGGGGCTGGGTGATCTGATCGGTGGTTATGTCGTACACAGGCAAGGCGACTAAATCAACCTTCACATCCTGAGTTTCAACAATCAGATGTTGCCCACACCAATCTTTTTCGTGCTTGTTCACCTGTTGCGGGTTAAACCGACAGATGCCCATGATTTGCTGGGCGCGGAAATATTTACAGTTCCCGCAATTAGAATCCATTTCAGCCATTCAAAACCTCCTTTTTTGTTTGGTCAGTAAGCCCTGCCGTCTTATTCACGGTGGGGCTTACGCATTATTGGCAAGACTTGCGATTGTGAGTGTAGCAAACACCACTTGATTTGCCACCAGTGCATTCATTGCCACCAGACATTTTGTTTGTCATGGCATTGGGGATGTTGTTTTTTACGCTGCCGTTTGACTTCATGTCAGGGGCAGGGTTGCCCTTCATGGAGACTTGTGCGCCGTAGCCTTTGGGTTCGTTTTTCATCAGGTTAGCCATGATTTCCTCATTTCAGAGTTAAAAGATACAGGGTTGAATTGATCAGATCAGCAATTTCATCAACGATGTTTTGCAATTCTGAGTCTTGGGGGATTTCTTCTCGCGCTTCTTGCACAAACCCTTTTAGCTGGGTCAGATACTCATGCGGTGTGTCTTTGGGGTCATGCAGTTCATCAGGAAACTTCTTCATCCTGGTGTTGTAGCGCCCTTGGTAGCTTTCTGCCAGACTGTCGGCAAGGTCTACGATCTTGGGGTAAAACTTGCCCAGCGCCTTGTGGGTGGCGTATTCAGTTGTCTGCAAATGCTGGAAGTGCGTGATTGTTCCCGCATGAAACAGCGTGGCGACAAATTCGGCAACTTCTTCGTTTTTCATGCGCTCACTATATCAAAAAAAGGGGGCGAACCCCCAAATATTGGCAACTGCTACCAACAGGGTTAGATTTTCGCATCAGGAAAAGGAATGTCAATAGGCCAACAGTCTCGCAAAGCATCAATTGTCCTGTGATGGGCCTTTAGCCACATTTCCTGGCGTTCCTGGCGGCTCAAATCCTTACCTTGGTCAATCTCGTAATGACACCCCAAGCACAGCGCAGCCACCAGATTGTCATCAGCTTTGACCCCTCGGCCCTTGCCGCCGCCCCAGTTTGTGTGCGCCGCTTGCACCATTTTCCCAGACCCACAGGCTTGGCAGTCAAGGCTTGCCACCAGTTTCAGCAGCTTTTTTGACCTTACGTATGAATGTTTTTCGATCAACGATTGTCTCCAATGTGGAAAACCTGTGCATATTTGCACACTCTAGCCGCCTTCTGCGCGTATTGCCTGTAGATATTCTGGATTCTTTAACGATTGTCCATGTTCCGCATTCTGGACACTTCAAAACATCACCTCTTGGATTGCATTAGGTTGTTCAACAAACATATCTACTTGTTTTGATGCTTGCTCTATGCGCTTGCAAGCAATGTCAAAGTATTTTGGCTCACGCTCTATGCCTATGAACTTTCGCCCCATTTGGATAGCCGCCACTCCTGTTGTTCCGCTTCCCATAAATGGGTCTAAGATTGTTGAGCCTTTGGTTTTGCTTACACACCAAGACATTAAAGACAAAGGTTTTTGCGTTGGGTGTTGGCGACCAGGATCGCTTCGTGGACCGTCAAACACTCTAACAACATTGTCCCTGTTAGTCCAAGCTAACTCTGCTTCAGCTAGTGTAAAACCACGCTCTGGCTTATTCCATACAAACCAACATCGAGAAGGAGGTAAATTAAAATAGTTGCCGCCCCAAATAATCTGTTGATCGCCCATTGATAAAATTAAATTTATTAAATCATCTGACGGTATTTCAGCATCCCAATCATTTCTTAAATCAGCGTCAATTCCAGCTTTTCCCCATCCATGTTTTGCGCTAAATCCACCTTTCCAAGTTTTAGCAATGCCATAAGGCGGGTCAGTAATCACAGCATCAACCTTTGGCAATGTTGGCAGAATGTCCATGCAATCACCCAAATAAAGGGTTGCGTTTTCTAGTTCTACTTTCATTGGTGCGCCCTGTCTTGCATTCGGTTGGTGGCCTCTTTTGTTCGCCAAATCTCAATGTCTAGCCTTGCCGCCTCAATCTCCCAGCGCAGGGTTTCTTCTTGGGCTATTGCCGCCGCCAGCCCTTTCAGCAAGGTGTGATATTCGGGGTCAGCGTAAGCCTCGCGTTCCTGGGCGTTTGCCGCCTCGTAGCCCATTTGCAAGGCATCTTTCATCAACAGGGCTTTTTTAGACTTGCGGAATTCTTCAAGGTAAACCCGCTGGGCTTTGGCATCGCCATAGGCTCGGGCTTTGTTGCGTATGTCTTGGGCGGCTTCTTCTGGTTTCATTTCAAAACTCCGATCATGCGTAAAGCCCCATCAGGGCCGTCAATCCTTGCCAAGGTACTACCAGACCAACTTTCAAAAAAATCAGTTTGAAGGGCCGTTAAACGCCTTTTAGAACCATTCTTGACCTCGACCAGAAAGGTGTGCCCCTTGTATCCCACCAAAAGATCAACTGGTAGGCCAATGACCCAGACATAAGCGCCAGCGGCCTCCAATGCTGTGATGATTTGTCTTTGGTTGGCATCAACTCTGGCGGCGTATCTCATTTTTTGATTCCAAACCAACGTTGTCCAATCTGGATGCCAAGGCCGTATTTTGGGAAAAACAAGACACCAAATCCAACGCTGTGCATTTTTTGAATATCAATTTTCATTTTGATTTTTCTTGGTTCATTCGGTTTCTGAGGTCGTTGGCAGCGGCTTCACCCCTGCGCCTGGAAATGTCGGCAATCGTGGTCTGCCACCATGCTGATGCCTTGGCCTTGCCCAGTTCCTTGGTTTTCTGCTGGTATCTCAAAATCCATTCTCTGGCCTCGCTCTGGCGCATCTCCTGTAAGGAAAAGCGCATAGTCAATTGCGGTTCGGCTGATGGTTTGTCCATCTTTCACCCTGTCCAAAAGTTTGTGCGCGTCAAAATAATTCAAAATATATCTCCTGGGTCAGTCCAATGTTTCACGGGCGGCGTGTTGGGCAACAGGTCAACAATGTTGCGTTTTACTGGCTTGCTTCCTGCCCATTGATGTTCGGAACACATCGGGCGCTGGCCTTCCATGTGAACTGACCAACGTTTAGGGCATCCTGGCACACTGCACATCAGGCGCTGAACCTCGTCAATCGGGTCTTTTTTCTCATTGAGTTGATTTTTAAACGACATTTAATTTCTCCCGTTATCGTATTGCCCTTCGGCTACTTTCAGAAAATTAGTGGGCATCATCAGCCAATCAAAACTGGCCTTCCATGCCCGACCATTGCGGTTTTGGGTTCTTCCTGACAAAAAATCAGATTTCTGGACTTGGCGAAAGATTTGCCGAAAAATCTCAATGCCTTCCTCTTTGGATTTCAAATCATCCTCGGCATCCACATCGCGCCAACGGCTGACCAAGTGCTTGCGCCTTGTGTCGTTCAGCATCAAAACCCGTGGAAGGCTTTTGCATTCTTCGTGGTAAAGATTTAAAAGTTCATCAGATGGACAACTTATGCGCCTTGGGTTGACAACCGATTTATCGGTTTCTACGAATAACTCTGTCTCTCTCTCTGTCTCTGTCTCTGTCTCTGGTGCATCATCTTGATGTCGGCTTGATATCAAATTGTTATCGCAATGTTCCAGCCAGTGAGACAGCTTGGAAACGCAAACTTCAGTATCCTTTTCTGACATTCTTAGCCTAAATGCCAGTTGTTTGGTGGGGGGAATGCGCCCATCATCCTCGCTGGCAATTAACCAAAGCATGACCAGCACTTTTGCCGCTTTTGGGTCAAGTTCGTGCCATTCAATATCGTCTAAAAGATCACGATACAGCTTGACCCAAGGCGGCTTTCTGTCCTTGAAATGCTGAAACTTCGACCAGTTTTTAATTCGCATAAAGCAAACTCCGCAAATCTCCCAGAAAAGAAACGGCGGCAGGAGGGGAGTTCTCTTTTCATCTGGCTCATGACTTCCAGACTAGCCGGGTTTCAAACAATCTTACATTGAAAACCACTCAGGACGCAACAACATCAACTGCCAAATTCTTGCCTGGGGCACGGCTTTCCATTGGGAAACCGCCGATTGGTGGATGCCCAAAATTCTGGCAAGCTCAGTCTGTGACCCTGCCAATGCAATAAATTTGTTCTTGTCCATCCGCACATTGTACATAAGACCGCTAATACCCCCACAGTTGACTTGGGATTATAAGTTAGCTGATAATCACGCCATGCCCTAGCACAACGCATAAGGGTCTTTTAGAAAGTATCAAGATGATTACAGCAATCGAAACCCAAGCAATTTATGGCCATTTTGACATTGACTTGTCACCAGCAGAAATCATTGAAATTACTGCTGACGCAAATGACTGGGAAATTAAAGACACGCGCAACCTCACCGCCCATGAATGGGTCATGCGTTGGGCAAAATCTGACGCTTTTGAAAATGGTTGGAATCCATCTTTTTCTGAGCGCCTTGAATACGAATATTGACCATGTACGACCTTGATTATGAAGAATGGCGGTGGGGGCAAATCCTCACTCGCCAATCAGACTACAACCCCGACAACCAACCAGAGGATGAAAATGAAATACCCCAGGACGCTGAATGAAGCATTCCCCCACACAGTGGAATACAGCGCAGCAATTGAAATCCACGAACCCCGCATGGCGATCACCGACAAGATCATCATGGTGCTTGCTGTGTGTGCTGTTGTTGTGTTGGTTCTTGACCTTTTTTTTTGGAGACCATGACATGAACGCAAACGAACTTATCGACAACATCAAATTCATTGCTGACAAACAGTATGAAGGCGAACCTGCACGAAACCGCTTGGCCTATCACGTTGGGCTTTTGGAATCCCACTTGCGTACACACATCAACCTTGTGGAAACCGCACGGTATTACATAAAAGAACTGGAAATGAAACTGATTGCAAAGGAATCGGAATGAGAATGATCACCTACTCACTTTTGTGCTGGATGGCCTGGGTCACGGCTGGTTGCTCTAGCTTGTCAGCACCCCAAGCGCCTAACCAAGACCTGATTGTTGACAAGCAAGTGCAGCCGATGGGCAGGAATGAGGTTATTGACGCTGTGCGCCAGTGCGAATCATCTGGCTTACGCGCCATCCCGCTATACGCCAAACGCAAGATCAACGGCTACACAGTTGAGACTGTTGTTGAAGTCACTTGCGGCCCCAAATACGCTTACTAAGGAAACATCATGAAAGTTTATAAAGCAATTAACGCTGTCCAGGCTGAATTGTCATCTGTTGGCATTACAAAAGACCGCAGGAATATGCAAGGCAGCGGTTATAACTTTAGGGGGATTGACGATGTTTACAACGCAATTGCGCCCCTATTGGCAAAGCACAGCCTTTGCATTCTGCCTCGTGTGCTTGCGCGAGAGTGTATTGAGCGCATCAGCAAGTCGGGTGGCGCATTATTTTATGTGACTGTTGAGGTTGAGTTTGATTTTGTCTCAGCAGATGACGGGTCAAAACACACCGTTAAAACATTTGGTGAGGCAATGGATAGTGGAGACAAAGCCACCAATAAAGCTATGTCAGCCGCGTACAAGTATGCAGCCTTTCAAGCCTTTAGCATCCCCACAGAATCAGACAATGATGCAGATGCCCATACTCATTCTGTTTCTGCATCTCGCCCTGCGCCACAGATTGACGCAGGAATGATGGCAGACCACATTGCCGCCATTGATGCCAGCGCAAACAAAGAAGAACTGCAAGCCGCTTACAAAGCCGCCTATGACGCTTGCGATGGCGACCAAAATTGGATTGCCAAGGTCATCAAAGCCAAGGCAGACCGCATCGCCAAAGCAAAGGAAAAAGCATGAGAAAAAAGAAAGAAATCGGTCTTGAGGAAATAACCCTCAAAGACTTTATTGCCATCTTTGCCATGCAATCTTTTATCTCTGGATGGATTAGCCGTGGCACATATCCAGAAACAGATTTAATCGTTTCTGAACTTTCATACAAGATGGCAGATGCCATGCTGGAGACACGCAATGGAAACTGAAATCATCCAAGGTTCAACCGAATGGTTTTACCAACGTCTGGGCAAGGTCACCGCTAGTAGGGTGGCAGACGTAATCGCCAAGACCAAGACGGGTTATAGCGCCAGTCGTGATAACTACATGGCCCAGCTTGTGGTTGAACGTTTAACCTTTACCAAACAAGAGTCATACACCAACGCCGCCATGCAATGGGGCACAGACCAAGAACCATTTGCACGGGCCGCTTATGAGGCCGCACAGGGCGTTATGGTGGAAGAAGTGGGGTTTGTGCGCCACCCATCAATTGAGTGGGCTGGTGCGTCCCCTGATGGGCTTGTGGGGAACGATGGATTGGTGGAGATCAAGTGCCCAAATACATCCACCATGATTGAAACATTGCTATCCCAAAAAGTGCCTGGAAAGTACATCACCCAGATGCAATTTCAAATGGCTTGCACAGGGCGCAAATGGACTGACTTTGTAATGTTTGACCCCAGAATGCCAGAGAAGGCGCAATTATTTGTCAAACGGGTTGACCGTGATGACGCATATATCGCAGAGATTGAAGCAGAGATTGTCAAATTTCTTGCAGAAGTCAAATCCCAAGTTCAACAACTAAACGCAATCATTGAAAGCAAATAATGTCAAAAGTTAAAAAAGAAATCACCGCCATCGTGGGCCAGTACACCAATGCCCAAGGTCAGCAAAAGAATCGCTATCAGCGTATTGGGTCAATCATTGACACACGCAATGGCGAAATGCTCAAGCTGGATGTAATTCCTTTGAAGGAAAACGGGTGGGACGGTTGGGCATATTTGAACGACCCGCGCCCTGTTGAGCCTAAAGGTTTGCCAGCAGATAACGATGATGACCTGCCGTTTTAATCATGTTTGATTTCATATTTCCGCGAGTGCGTAAATCTGACCCGCTGACCTCGTTTGTGGCAGCGGATTCAGCCAAGGAATTGGCTAAAAAGCACGGTTCAATCATTGTCCAATGCCTTGTCCAGCACGGGCCATTGGGCAAAGATGGAATTGCTACCCACACGGGTCTGGATGGCAATCAAGTGGCTAGACGTTTAAAAGAATTAGAAACGCTAAGTTGGATTGAGTTAACAGGCAAAACAGTCGCATCTAAATCAAAGCGCCAAGAAAGGGAATGGCGTGTTTTGGGGGATTTATGACTGAAGAAGATGAAGCATTTGAGGAATTGTCCAAACGGCAAGGTTATTGGGGTTTGCAGGGGTCACGCAAACACCAGATCATGCGGTACGCCGAAAATGTTGAAAACAAGGGGACAAGCATGAAAGCACGAACGGTTTTTATTGCCCTAATGACGGGCAAAGGGTATGCGGAATCTGAACTTGAGTGGGACGGTGAAAAGTTCACAAATCAAAACATGACAACCCGCTGGAATTACTTTTTGCTTGGTTGGGAAATGCGGGGGGTTATGTGATTGGATTGTTTCTAATCCTGTGCCTGGGCGCTGCCGTTGTGGTGGCAGTCGCTTGGGTATTCGTTCAGATACTGCTATGGATGGAGGAATAACGCCCGTTCATCTTGTCGGCGTTTAACCAGCCCTGGCAAGACTTTGCCGCCGCCTTTGGTGTACTTTAGGAATTCATCCGCAGCACCCGCCTTGTCGCCTCTAAGCACCTTCTGGCGTAGCGTTGAACGCTGGGTCGTTCCCAAGCCGCAATTAAAAGAAAAAGAAACAAGGCTATCAAACATCCCTTGGCTGAGATCGACAGGAAATAAAGTGTGGATTCCACGCTCAAACCTTGCAAGATCGCTTCTGAGAATGGCATTTACTTCCTCTGCTGAAAACGTGCGATTATCTTCTGGGCGTAGCTGATAACCATCTCTTTGATCAACAGGCATCTTGCCTTGATCTGGGTATAAAACATGACCGACTCCTATTGTCCAAAGTTTTGCTGGGCAACGGTAAGGCTTAAACCGCACCCCTTCATGATGCTTGACCATCTCAACAGCTTCAAGGCTGATGTTCATTTTTTAAACGCTTGACCGCCAAACCAAAACGACACAATGCAAGCCCAGATGATTTGCGTTTCATCATCCCACAGGTGGTTCAGCGCCACATCAAAAGCCACGTCTGTATGCCAAGCATAGTAAAACCCAAAGATTTCAACAAACATAAACATCACAAACATACCATAGGTAATGACCGAACGGGTTGCCGCCCTCATGTTGATTACCCAGGTTGATGCACCTTGGCCTAGCGCCACATCATGGGCATACAGGGCTTGGCGTTCTTGCATGGCGGTCTGGGCATTGGTGACCTCGGCGTTAATCTGTATTTGCTCAGTTTGGATATGCTCAATGCGTTCCTGTGCTTCTAGGCCAGCTTTCTTGAGGGTCAGTTCCCGTTCAGTTTGCATTGCCGCCAGCGCCAGTTCATGCTTCTTGTCGGCACGGTCTTGGATGAATTCAAGGATTTTGGGCAGACCACCCATTAGGAAGCTGACTAGGGATGAAAACAAGGTTAGCATTTTTTAGCCTTTTAATTCAAAACTTAGATTGGCATGGCGGGGGTATTGAACAACACGTTCACCCTCGGGACATTTGTATTTAATGGTTGCCAGCAAAGTTGCCTTGCCTTCAGCAATCTTTTCTTTTCTCACCATCGTCAACTGGTAGGTAAACGTGTCAATCTCTGGCCCTGCTGGGCCGCTGAATCTGCTTGCCGTGGTGGTGGCCTCATGCACCATACCCGCCGCATCCCGAATGCTTGGCGTAAAACTTTCAACAGAACAATCATCCCGTTTTTTGATTCTTGCAACAGTAACGTTAATGGGTTGCCCAGCCTCTGCCACAATTTTAAAATGCTCTGGTGACCATTCAAGAATGGCCCGATCAAACCAGCCAAACTTGTCGGCTAACGTGTAACTGCCACCCAGTGCGGCAACGCTTGCGGCAACAGCGCCAATGGCTTTAGTTAAATCAATCATGCTTTTCCCAGATTAATTTGATTTGCCAATCCAATGGGACACATAGCCCATTGCACTAGAAATGGCAGACACCAGCGCCATGCCAGCCCAGAACCCGCCTCGACCCTGATTGGCAAGGGCCACCAATTGTTCTAGCTGGCCTTCCATCTTGGTCATCTTCTTGTCCATGTCATCAAAACGGCGCTCGTAGTCCTCAACCTTTTGCCAGAGTACGCCATATTTAACAAGGTCAATGTCTGCCATCACTTGTTCAAATCTTCAAGTTTGTTTTTGCCTGTTTGCTTGCCAAGGGCCGTAGCTTTTTCCATTTCTTTTTGGGATTTTTTGGCCTCTTTGGTCAATGCTTTTTCTTCTATCTTGGCTTTATATTTTGCGCCAGCTTGTTGCCCAAGATATGTACCAACGGCAGCGCCAGGGGCTTCACCAACAAACCCGCCAAGGGCAGCACCAGCACCAGCACCAATCTTAGGTAAATTGCCTTCAATCACGCCAACCCGTCTAGCTTGCAATGCCGCACCTTCATATGCGTGGATTCCTGGCACTATCTGCCCAACAGTGTTCAACAGGTGAAACCTGCGAACTTCATCAGGTGGGAATGTTTCTAAAATCTTTTCACCCACCAATGAATTCATTGTTTTGTTAGCTGAGTTTTGATTCCACACGCCCATTTTGTCAGACCCAGCTTTTTGCACTTCACGGGCTAAAGCACCATCAATTTCAGCAACAGCAGCGGCGGCTGATTGGCGCAACTCCTGTGGAACTGGCGGCATACCCTCAGGCGCACCCTTTACATTGCCATTTGCAAGATCGTTCAAAGTTTCCCGAATGTGCCGCCATTGGTCTTTGGGCAAATTATTCATCTTAGATGGGATTTTTTCCAATGGGGTGGATGATGTAATCACCCCGTTTTTGTCCATCTCGCCAAATAAAGTTTTTATGCCCTTAGAACCAAAAATGGTTTTTTCCACTTCATGAATTCTGTCACCCAACTTGTACAAAGCAGGGTCAGCAACTGCCGCAATGTCTTTGTCAATAGCTTGGTTAACCCGCCGAATGGCGTTAGCGTTTTGCGGTGTCCAATCTGCATTTATTGCTTTACGCACGGCATCATAAGCAGCGACAGACCCAGGCGGGTGCATCACGCCATTAATATCTTCAAAACCAACTGTCTTTGCAAGGTTCAAATAATCTTTGGCGGCTGACTGTACGCCTTCAACGCCTTTGATTTTTAGCCCTGCCGCCCATTGTGGGTTTTTCAGCAAATCATCAACGTTGGTTGTTTTAATTTGATTGCCACCAACCCTTTTATATGCCGAATCGTAAACCTGTTTTTTGGCTTGATTTAAATACCCCATGATGCTGGACGATGCCATGTCATCAGGTGATGTTCCATACAAAACATCATTGATACGCCCACCACGTTGTTCATCATTGATCAAAGTGCGTGATGCGCCAGTAGCATCAACTCGTTCATCTGCATACTTAGACAATGCAATTTGTTCATTGGCAATTTGCTGTTTAAATAATTGGCCCTCGGGCGTGTCTAGTTTTGCTTTGGTGTGTTCATTACGCAATAAATTTTCATTGCCTGTCACCACTCCTGGCCTTACGCCCACCCCTGGCATCACTTCTTGAACCGCTTGTGAACGCAATATTTGCTCGTTAACAGGCACATCTGTTGGGGTCTTGGAAAGTTTGATTTGTGGAAATTGCCCCCGCACAGTTTCCTCGCCAGTAATCTTGCCAGCAAAGGGATTGTTTGCGGCGGCGGCTGCGCCAGCACTTCCCGCTGGTGCTTGCTTGGCCTCAAACTGGGCTTGCGCTTGTTCTTTGGTTAGCTGTCCAGGCTTAACAATTTGCAATTCGGCTGCGGCTTGCTTGATTGGTGTGGTGACAGCTTGTACCGTTTCTTTCACAACAGGGGCAACTTCTTTAATTGCTTGCGGCACAGCAACCGACCCAATGACCACCATGTTTTTAATGTCTTGTTCGGGTATGCCTGTCTTTTGAGAAATCTGTTTGGGAGTCATGCCCAACTGTTCAGCCATCTTTTTGACTTGCTCAACAATTGGCTCAGTAACACCGCCCAATGGCTTTTGGTAAGTTTCTTTACCTGTTAGGCCAAAGAATTTGCCTACGGGCTTGTCAATGCTTGCGGCGGCGGCTTGCCCTGTTTGTTCTGCCCGTTCGGGGCTTTGCGCTGTCCTTGCCAATCCTTGTACAAACGCACCATACGTTGCAGGGACAACCCCATAAAGGGTATCAATAGCGCCAGCCACACGCTCGGGCATATCGCGCTTGGTTTCTAACGCACCTTTTAAGAACTTGCCAACCAATTGGCGAACGCCCCCAGGTTCTTGCGCTTGATCTATTGCTTGTCTAACAGCGTAACGTGCGCCACCAGGGGCATGGGGGTTAACGGCATCGTAATAACCTTCTTGCTGGGATACGGGGGCGGCTTGAGGGGCGGCAGGGGCGGCTTTTGCTGCAACGGGTGCAGTAGTAGTCCTGCCAGACAAAAAGGCTTCTAGCGGGTCACCAGAGGCGGCAACGGGTGCGGATGGTGCAGATGGTGCGGTGGGTTGTGCCTTACTTGCTGGGTTACGGGCTATTTCCCTAGTCAATCCAGCAATGTCAGCTTCTAACCGAATCTTTTGTTTAGAGTCGGTTGCTTGCGCTAATGCGGCTTTTGCTTGTTTTAATTCAGCTTCATGAATAGCCAACGCATCTTTATCCCGCTGGGCTTGCACATCAGCAGGGATTCGGGTTGATTCGGTTGGCTTTTTTGGCGGTTCTGCCACCGCTTGCCCACCAAAGAATTTCTCTAGTACATCAGCCATTTACAAACTCCCAGTTTCTGCCAGCTTTTTAATGTTCTGGTACTTTTTCAGAAAATCCTTGTACTGATTGGCATTGGGAAAAAGTTTGGTTAATTCTTCTTTTTGTTTAGCAGGGTCAGTTATATCCCGTGTGATGTTCATGGCTTCAAAAATCTTGCTGTCTGCATTGGCGTTCCATGCTTGCTGATATGCCTTCATGTTGTTGTCGCCAAATTTTTGGGAAAACTGCTGTGCGCCTGTGGCTTGCATATCCAGATTGGTTTGATCAGCTTGCACCCTACGGGCAATTTTTATCAAGACTTCTGGCGGCACTTTGATTGTGCCATTAGCCACCGCTTGCATATCCAATCCAGCAACAGTATTGCCAGCGCCACCCATAGCTGTGGCATTAGATAACGCAAGGTTTGCCAAGTCTTTGGCAAGCATATCGTATTCGCTGCTTTTCATTGCAGACAAAACTTTTTGCTCTAATCGACCCATCACGCCACCGCCTGGAAAAAGTAAATTTTCCCCAATGCCAGATGCCGTTTGGATAACTTCTTCCACGTTCCTGCGCCCTTGCGTCAATTTGCCTTGGGCCTCCACTAATCTATTTCTGTATTCTTGACCAGCCAATTGATCTTTTTGCTCGGTTGGTTCGGCAATGTAAGGCTGATCTGCCCTGCGGACAGGGAAGGGCAAACGCATACCTGGGGCAACTTCAGCGCCAGCAGTAGGCAAACCGCCAGCACTAGGCCCACCAGTTGGGACGTTGGCTTGCAGACCGCCAGCCATGCCAATGGTTGAAGTGGGTGGTGCAATACCAACTCCAGGCATGGTGGTGACTGTCTTGCCTTCTGCCGTAGTTGCAATAGTTGGCGCAAATGTGGTTTGTTGCTGCGCTGGTGTCATGATGGCCTGACTTGCCTTGATCAGCGCATCGGTAACGCCTGGGCCTTTTTGCATTTGGGAAAAAATAGGCACATACGATTTTTCCACCAAGTTTTTTAAATCGGCATTGTTTGGGTTTTGATCAGCCAGCATCCGCAATTCTCTGATTGCAATTTGCGGGTCATCAACGCCAAAACGCCCAGCTACACCCAAGGCTGAACCAATCAACGCCCTTTGATCTTGGGTTAAATTCTGTTTAGCTTTTAAGCCCTCGGTCTGCGCCGTGCCCAACGTTGTGATTTTTTGGACGTAATCAGGGCCAGTTAAAGGCGCAATCTTTGGAACTGCGGCGTTGATCTTGTCAATGTCTATGCGCCCATCAGTTTGAAAATTGTTGGGGTCTGCAAAAAATGTTTGCAAATTGCGGCGCTCAATGTCGCCTTGCTCAACAACGCCCAATTGAATCTGACCAGTTCTGGCGGCTTGTTGCTGTTGTTGCAATGCAAGCGGATTGATTTGTTCCGCTTGCTGATATGCTTGCGCCCCCCTTGCAATGCCAAGCATATCGGAAAGGGACGTTTGCTGTGGCGGCTTAACGTTTAAGCCAATTGGTGGAACGTCAAAAGTTGCCATTTTTTATCCTACAAGATATTGGCTAAAACCCGCATCGTTATATCCTGTGGGCAAGTTCATCGCGCCAGCAGTTACCCCTTGTGGGCGTAACAAAGATGCCAAGGTTGCGGCATTGCCAATCCCCTGCATACCCCCTGCCATAGCGTTTGCGGCCCCGATCTGACCAGCACCAAGGGCAGATGCACCCCCAATGCCCAGTTGCCCAATATTGGCAGCAGTGCCTGTGCCAAGGTTTGCGGTCTGCCCCGTGGCGGTTTGTCCAATGCCAGCAATTCCCGCCAATCGGTTGTAAACGTTTCCAAGGCCAGTTTGCTGTTGATTAAACTTTTGGGCTTCTTGCGTCATGTAATTTTGCAAGGCGTTTTGGTAGGCATTGCTGGCGTAATCCTCGGCAAACTTAATCCCGCCTCGCTCAACGTTAGACCCACCACCGCCAACGTTTAAGGCTTGTCTAGTTGCCCCAAGCCCTTGCCCCTTCATAAATTCATAGTTTGGCGCAAGGTTTGTTTGCAAATCGGCAGCGGTAAATGGTTTATACCCCGCTGGCAATTCTGTCAGTTGCGGCAACATTTGCCCTATTCTGGTAAGCGCACCAGTTCCAGCAACGCGATATGGTTCTTGTTGCTTATTCAGAATGTCAAACATTTCCCGTTGTACACGGGCGGCATCCTGAGTGGCTGCATATTGTTGACCAGCGGCAGATGTTGCAGCACCCGCTTGCTGTTGAGAACCCATGTACCCTAATAACGCTGCACCGCCTATGGCCCATGCTACTGGCATGATGTTTCCTTTCGAATCAAAACTTCATCAACTTTGGCAACATCGGTTTCATCTGTTGCATGGATGCAAAACCATTCACAATCTTCAAGTGCCTCAATTGTGTG